TGACGAAGATAAATACCAGCGCAGCAACAACAGAGGCGGTGAAAACGTCGATGATATTAACTCTACGGTTGCAGCAGAACAGATTGCAGCTGACGAAGCAATGCAAGTTGGTGAGCAGTTTGCGATCGGCAACACAAAGTGGGTAGTAACAGAACGGGCACTGGAGCGGTTTGATCCTGACGTACCAGATACTCAAAAAATTAAATTAAAGTGCATCGACACTGATGAATCACTGGGACGCAGTATTGGAATTGTCAGTGAAGCAAATGTTGTTAATCCCAGTAAAGACTTTATTGGCGATGATGGTGAGCTGGGTGCTGCTTTCTTCCCAATCACAAAAGTTGCTACGGGTTTAGTCAGGAACAATAAGCCAGCTGTTGTAACTGAATTTGGTATTCGCAGCAAAGTGTTCCAGCGGCTAAACGGCCTTTGCGCTTTTAACGCTATTCCAACACCAGACGAACTGAAAGACTTTGACAAAAACGAAGTAACTGTCCGCAATGGAACGTACACAGGTTCTATCATTCGGGCTTCGGTGTTTCAGGTCTTTGTACGTCAAGCAGGTTTAGACGCAAATGGACAAGCTTTTAAATTCCGACCAATAGACTTGTTCTTTGTTGTTCGCGGCAGTAAGCCTGTTGATCAGTACAACTTCATCAGGTTTACTCACCCAGGACCACAGCCGATAGAACTTGAGTACAAGTTTGTCGGCATCCCAGCCTCTGAGCTGCGTGCCATGGCTAATACGCAGGAGTTTATTCAGCTTTCTGCTTCAATATCGAATGCGCAGCAACCGCTAATTCAACGAAACGTTAATGTTCCAACCCTTGGAACGTTTGAGATAGAGGCAGCTGGGTTTCCAATCCTTAAAAAGGACATCAAGCTGAACAAGGAATTTTTGCGAAAGCCAAGAGCATCAAGCTCGAGCCAAACGTCTTCTGCACCATCCGCAGTTAAACGTGAGGATGTATTGCCGCAAGATCAGTCCGGCACATTCCGTCGGGCCATCTCAATGAATTTCGACGGCAGAGTTCTTGGCAGTGGTACAACTGGTCGCATACCAGCGTTTTTCTACGAGATTTTTGGTGATCCTAACCAATACGCCCCAAATTCACTGCAAACAGCGGAAACACTTGAAGTATTTGGCGACAGATGGATCAGGATTAAATGGACTGTCGAAATAACCTCACTTACCAATCACTACTCAGGTTCGTCAAAAGGTTTTGCATCAAAAGGTGCTGACATCATTGGCAGCTCTCCTGGATTTTCTATAAATGAAGTTCTTGAGTTTAAGCGTGGCACTGGTGCAACATCAGGCCCAAGTTCTTTTTCAGGTAGCAATCCTTTTGTTGATCGTACTTCTATCGGGCAAAGCGTATTAACGTTCTCGGGTCTTGCTTACAGGATCACCAATATCAACACAACAACCATCCCCGAAGGACGCGCAGGTGCTTATTACTATGACATCTTGGGTGATCCCAATGCCTCTAACCTTAACGTTGGTGATACTAAGACCGTTGCTCGTGATCTTTCCGCTGGTTCCAAGCGGCTAAGGATTGAAATAACCGGCGAAATTGTAAATCTGCCTAGCAATCATTTCACTGGTCTCAAGCAGGTATGGCGGCAACTTGGGCCAATCGTTGTTGTTGACAATGGTTACACGACATATGACTGGAACAAAGGCGATACTGTTGATGACACCGTAGGAATTGGCGCTAACAACAATCCCTTTTATTGGACTTATGACAGAGTTGGTTTCAAATATAAGATCAATGATCTCGTAACTGTTCCACAACAAGTCAGCCTGTCTGGCGAAACTGAATTTGAAGGACAAAGCCAGTATGCGGATCTAAGTTTTTACAGAAATCTGGTACAAAAATCAAACGAATCAGAGCCTGAGCACAGCATTGTTTACGTCAACGAGATTGTTCCAAATAAAACTGCTCCTCAATATGACGGCTTGACTCTTGCTGGCTTATCGCTGAAAGCTAGCCGCAATTTCACAAGTCTAGATCAATTACGTTGCTGGCTTGGAAGTGGCTTAAACGTCAAGCGTTTGCACCCTGATTACGCTTCTGCTCAAGACAATCCGTATGAAGATAGTTCAGGGCTTACTTTCCAGCAGGAATATGGCCCCAGCAATCTATTTACTGATCTTGTTTTCTATTTGCTGACGAACAGAGCAGGTGGAGCGGGCACTTTGCTCGGTATGAGTGCAGCTGATCCATTCTTGTTAAACGTAACGCCTCGGCCTGGTCACACAGAAAACGACTTTCAAGAAACCGCTAGGTTCCTTCGCAAGCAAGAGCTGTTCTTCAATGGCGTGATTGTGGAGCGTACGAACCTTCGCCAATTCATCACGGACATTGCACCTTACTTCTTGTGCAACTTCGTGATTATGGATGGCAAGTTTTCTTTGCTGCCTGCCATTCCGTATAACCCTGCTAGCGGTGAAATCAATCTTGGCCCTGTGGTCATTGACCAGCTGTTTACAGCAGGAAACATTCTTGAGGACACTTTCAAGATTGAGTATTTAAGAAGTGAAGAGCGCAGAAACTTTACTGCTGTGTTGCGTTACAGGCATGAAACTAAAAACAAGCTGCCAGAAGAACGAGTCATTGAAGTCAACTTGAATGCAACGACTGCAGCACCTGTCGACAAAGTTTTGCCAAAAGAACAGTTTGACCTGACTCAGTTCTGCACGTCTAGGGAACACGCAATCAAGGTTGGGCAGTACTTCTTGGGCATCCGCAAGCTTGTTAAGCACACAGTCAGTTTTTCAACCACTGTCGAAGGACTTAATCTGCGAGCTGGTTCGTACATCAAGGTTGTTACAAGTTCTTCTCCGTATAGCAGCGCCCAAAATGGTACTGTTAGCGCAAGTGGTGCAGTAACAAGTGTTGAGCCGCTTCCTGATGGAACGTATACCGTGAGCTACTTCCAAACAGGCTCAACAGATGTGCAGCAAGGTCAAATGCAAATCAGTAACGGGCAAGTTTCTGATACTACGTTCCATGATTCTGTCTTTACCGTTCAGAATTCATCGGTTTCGCAGAACATCTATGTGGTTGAGCAGTTAACGTTCTCGCAGGAGGGCACTGTTGATATTGTGGCGTCCGAGCATCCCTGTGATTTGAGCGACGTTAGTGAATTGGCTAGACTGATTAAAAATCCGTCGGCATTTACCGTCACTGGTTAGTAACGATGCCATTTCCAATCAGCCTAAGTCCAACAAGCCGTACGTTTGAAGCTGGAGATTATCCGATTAAAAGGTTTACATCTCAAAGTGGTGTTGAGACGCGGATCTTATACGGCAGTCGGCGCACTGGGCAAAAAATGTCCCTGACTTATCAAAACATTTTTGATTACGAGGCTGAACAGTTTGTCGATCACTACGACGAAGTGTTCGGCACATTAAATCCATTTAGCATTGCGTCTGCAGGCACAGCAGATGGTGGCAAAGCTGGCTGGAATGGCGAAAACATACCGGGGCCGTTTTCTAGTGGAGGCTATTCTGTTTCGGTTACGCCAGCATCTCTCGTTGAAGGCGATCGTTTTCGCATAGATTACACCGGCCCGGCAAATGCCACACTTTATGTAAAAGTTAGCGGTAACGACATCAATACCGCTGACTTTAGTAGTTTATTTGGCTCAACGCCCCCAAGCTCTTTAGAGGGAACTGCAAATACAAATGCTCAAGGCACGTCATTTGTAAGTGGCAATCAGGTTGCTACTGATCTAGATACGGGCTTTGAAGTAATGGTTGTCGAAGTCTTTACCAATACAGCCAGGCTGCCATCGCAACTGGTCGCCAGCGTCTCTGTTCCGATCGTTGACACCACCTCTTCTACAGGTACAAGCCAACAACCCGCAGCCAAAGCATCAACGATTGGCGCTGGTGCGTACAGCAGTGGTTGGCGCTATGAAGGTCCACCACAGCTAACGCAGGTGCGTCCTGGGATTAGCACTGTTACAGTGAATCTGGTGGCGGTGCTCTGATGGCAAAAATCTACACCGGCAGGGATGGCGAAATGCGCGTCAACGGAAGCAGCGTTGGCAAAGTCGTTAATTTTCAGGTTTCATCAAATCTTGAAACGCTTGAAACAACAACGCTAGGCGACGACGTGCGTTTTTACACGCCAGGGGTTGTTGGTTTTAGCGGCAGCGCAACTGTGTTGTATTACAAAGATTCCAACGGTGCGATCAACGTAAAAGAGCTTTTAGAAAGCATTTACCGATCAGGAACTGGCGGCGTTAGCAGCACTGACACCGTTGATTTTGTATTTCGCTGGATTGATGGACAGGACGAAAAAGATCTTGTAATGACTGCATATGTCACTAGCGGATCCATCGGAACCACGACGGGTGACATTGTTAGAACTGAAATTGCTTTCCAGGGAACTGGAGGACTTGGCTCCACTACTAATTTCTTAGCATGACGGTATATCTTGGCACGCACGGACAAATTGAACTTAAGCGTGTCTTTAATGGCAACCAACTCACGTCAACGATTGACCCTGCTGATGTCAATACAACAGAAAAGCGTTTTAGCTTTACCTATAAGCATGGTCAGCTGATAACTGGCGATCAGGTTGAAATCATCAACACAAACGGCACGGCCCTAGATTTTATTGATAGTTACACAAAAACCAGCATTAAAAAGTTTGCATATGTTGACGATCTAGGTGGCATCAGGCTTTATGACACTTTTGCTTTGGCTGTAACTGGTGGCAAAACGAACGCTATTGCCCTTGCAACACCAAGCGGCTCAATACCGATTACTGTAAAAGTTGAGTCAAGCGGCACACGCTTACTGGCTCAGGTTAATAATTTTGAGATCAATACTGAGCGCGAAACAGTTGACACAACCGTGCTTTCAGATGAGTTCCGCTCAAGGGTCAACACGTTGATTTCTGGCTCTGGTCGAATTAGTGCTTTTTGGGAATATACGGGTGACACTGCCAATGAATTGCCTATGTATCTTTACGAGCTTGCGCATCGAACAGAAGTTGGCAGCAATTTTTCTGGTCGTTTTTACATTAAAAAAAGCGGCTATAATCCAAGCGGCGTTGCTGCAAGAAGTGACGATGAGATTTGGTGGAACGTCGAAGGCATGATTACTGCGGCAGCAATTCAGTTTGCGCCGGACAATACAGTTCAAATTACGGCCGATTTTGTGACGACTGGTGAAATACAGTTGCGGATGAGTCTTGATCCAACGGATGGTCTCTTGCAAGAGGACTCCGGCGAAATACGCTTGGATCAAGACAGCACCGCTAAACTCTTATTACAGCAGGACGTTTAACACGGAGCCAAGCGCATATGGCTGACCTCAAAATTAGTGAGCTTAATGCGCTGACTGGTGCAACTAGTGCTGGTGGTGCTGCAGGCGATGATCTTCTGGCAGTCGTTGACGACAGCGCAAGCGAGACCAAAAAGCTGACCATTAGTGATTTGATCACCAATGGCGTCACCATCATTAGTGACGATACGATTCCTGGCGCAAAGCTTCTGTTTTCTGTTGATGCTGACAGGCTGCCAACAGAAGGCATTGCTGATTCTGCAATCACCACTGCCAAAATTGCAGACGGCAATAATGGTGTTACAGCAGCAAAGCTTGCTGATAATTCAGCTGTTGAGATTTACACCGGACTAGCCAATCGGTCCGCTGCAGAATTCACGGGAAAACTTGCGTTAGACACCACTGATGGCCGCCTTTACGCGTGGAATGGTAGTGCGTGGGTAGATATTGCAGCTGGTGGATCTATCAATTCAGTTACTGGTAGCACCGTTGGCATTGTTGACATCACTGCAACAACGACAAGCGGCAGTGTCACGATTGCAGCAGTCATCAACGACACGTCTGCAGCCAATCAATTTATGGCTGGTCCCACCAGTGCTGGTGGTGCAGTTGCGTTTAGAACGATTGATGGCAGTGATCTTCCGGTTGCAACCACTAGTGCCAAAGGTGGTGTGATCGTTAACGGTGAAGGACTCCGCATGGACTCCAACACCATTGAGGTTGATAACGACGTAACGCTCAGCACCACGCATCATGTCGTCACCTATGACGCCAAAGGTTTAATTACTGGCGGTCGTGCGCTTACGGCTAGTGATTTGCCTGCTGCAACAGCTTCTGCTTTAGGCGCGATTATCCCTGGAACGGGTTTATCTGTTGATGGCAGCGGCAACCTTAATCACAGCAATTCAGCCACAACCGGCACGTTCACGAAGGTAACGATTGACGGCCAAGGCCACGTCACCACTGGTGATGTTCTTGCTGCTGCTGATGTACCTGATCTTCCGGCATCGAAGATTACGAGTGGAACGATTGGCAGTGCGCTAATCGCTACTGGAGCGGTAACAGGTGCAAAGCTCGCAGACGATTCTGTTACCAAATTCGGTGGCGCTGGTGCAACTGACAATGTTGTTACTTTTCCAGCAGCAGATTACGCCGGTCAGTTCTTCTTTGATCTTCTAAATGAAGATCTTTATATATATACCGGGTCCGCATATTTGCCGATTACAGTTATCAGCGGCAACTTAATTCTTGCTGGAACGTATGACGCAAGCACGAACACGCTGGACAGTGTAACCAGTGAAGGTAGTGCAGCTGGTTTTACAAATGGTCAGGCATTGCCGGCACCGGCTAGCACGAACCAAAACTATTATGTCGTTGTTTCTGTTTCTGGAACGGGATCTGGTGCAGCACCTTCAGTTGCATTAGCGCCTCCCGACATGCTTCTGAGCACTGGCGCGGGCCCCGATTTCACGTTGATCGATGTCTCCAATGCGATCGCTGGTCAGACTGCATCGAACATCAGCTTTACCGCTTCTGGAAACATTGCGGCAACTGATGTTCAAGCTGCAATTCAGGAGCTTGATAGCGAAAAGGCTGGTGTAGCTAGCCCTTCATTTACTGGAGACATTTCAATCGGTGCAGCTGGCACGATTGTTTATGAAGGTGCAACTGACGACGACTACGAAACCACGCTGACGGTTACTGATCCAACAGCTGACCGCACCATCACGATTCCGGATATTTCCGGCACCCTGATCACCACTGGTGATACGGGCAGCGTTACTAGCACGATGATTCTGGATGGCACGATTGCCAACGCAGACATCAGCGCAACTGCTGAGATTGCAGTCAGCAAGCTTGCAAACGGTACTGCACGTCAACTGCTGCAAACTGACGCTGGCGGCACTGGTGTTGAGTTCACCAGCAATGTCGATATCCCTGGAACGCTGGACGTTACTGGAGCGGTAACGCTTGATTCGACGCTGCAGGTTGTCGGGAATATCAGCACTGATGCCAGCTTGGTGTTTGAGGGAGCAACTGCTGATGACTTTGAGCTGACGCTGAGTGCTGCTGATCCAACAGCTGACGTTACCGTCACGATTCCTGCAAGCACTACAACCCTTGCGGGTCTTGCTGTTGCTCAAAGCTTCACGAAAGCACAGCGTGGAACGCCTGTTGCATTGACCGATGCTGCAACGATTGCTGTTGACCTGAGCCTTGGCAATAACTTTAGTGTGACGCTTGCAGGCAACAGAACGTTAGGTGATCCAACAAACGCTACTGCTGGTCAATCAGGTGTGATCGTCATTACGCAGGATGGCACAGGTTCTAGAACGCTTGCATATGCAGGAACCAAATGGAAATTCGCTGGTGGAACGGCACCGACTTTGACGACAACGGCTAGTGCAGTTGATGTTCTTGCCTACTATGTGGAGAGTGCTAGCCGGATTACGGTTACTTCGCTGCTGAACGTCTCATGAGTATTCCTGGAA